ACGACCCTTCCCGCCCTTTGAAAACCGGAGCCATCTGCATCGTTTTGAAATCCGAGGGCATCGGCTTCGTCAACCCGAGTCACCCGGAGCTGATCGCGCTGATCGACGCAGGGGCCGAGGTGGGGCATTTCGCCGAGGTTGCGAAGGCGTGCAAAGCGAAGGGAAAGCCAGATTTCGCCTACGTTCTAGCCGTGGTCAAGGGGCAGATGCGGGATGCCGCCGCGATGGCCGCAGGGTCGCTGACCAGTCCGCGTGATGCGCCCCGTCAGGCCGAATCGTTCCGTGAGCGCGATGCCCGTAACGACCGCGAACAGTGGGAGGAAATGACCGGGCGCAAGTGGCCCACCAAATCGAAAAACTCCGGTCTCGTCATTGACGAACTGATCGACATCACCCCCCAAAGGCTGACCGTATGAGCAACCCAAAAATCACCATGACCGATGTCATTGACCGCCTGTTTTCACGGCTGGCGGCGACCTACGGGGCAGACTGGACGCGGCAATGGGCCAAGGTGCCACTGAGCGACGTGAAAACCATATGGTGTCACGAGCTGGAGGGGTACTTTGGCCACCTGTCGGCGATTGCCTACGCGCTGGACAACCTGCCGGAGCGTTGCCCGAATGTCATCCAATTCCGCAACCTGTGCCGCGCCGCGCCGTCTAGTGACGTGCCGAGAATTGACCCGCCAAAAGCTGACCCGGCCATTGTGGCGAAGGTGTTGGCAGGACTGGCACCCGTCACGGACAACCCGCACAGCATGAAGACCTGGGCGTACCGCATCAAGGCGCGGCACGAGGCTGGTGAGCGGCTTAACCCGAACCAGATTCGCTGCTGCACGGCCGCACTGGGAGGCGCTTGACATGCCCCAACTGCACCATCGCCAAGAACGGTGGGCCTGATATGAAATTGACCGAGGCCGAGTTCAAGACCTTGCGCCCGATGACGCCGGCGCAGTGCCGCGACCAGCCGATGAAGAAGCAGGGGCAAAAGTACAGAAACCAGAGAATCGTCGATGCGCATGGGCAAAAGTTCGATAGCAAAGCGGAGCACAAATACTGGCTGCACCTGAAGTTGCGCGAGCGAGCGGGCGAAATTTTTAACCTAGAGCGCCAGGTGGTGTACGTGCTGTTGCCGGCGGTGGTGATTCAGGGCCGCAAGCGCCCACCGCTGCGCTACATTGCCGACATGCGCTGGAACGAGGGGGCTAAGACTGGGCCGCTGGTGGTGGCTGATGTGAAGGGCGCGGTGACGCCGGAATACCGCATCAAGCGCCACGCCATGGCGGCGGTGCATGGCATTGAGATTGTGGAGATTCGGGCATGACCGAGAAGCGGTTGACCTCGCAGCAGGAGCTTTTCTGCCAGTCGTTCGCGTCCGGTTTGACTCAGATCGACGCGTATAAAAAGGCTTACCCGAAGTCGGAAAAATGGAAGCCTGAAGCCCTTCGGGTTGCGGGCGCGAAGATGATGGCGCGCGGTAACGTTTCGGTACGTATACAGGTTTTTCAGGCCGCATCCGCTGACCTGGCCGAACTCGACGGAGCCGAGATCATGCGCGAGATCAAGCGGGTGGCGCTGTCGGACATCGGCTCGATCATGCACGCGGACGGTAAGGTCAAGCTGCCCAATGAACTCGATGCGGCAACGCGCGCTGCGGTGGCGTCGTTCGAGATCGATGAGTATGGGCGCGTCAAGTACAAGTTCTGGGATAAGAACACGGCGCTGGCCAATGCGGGCAAGATTGTCGGCTTGTTTAAGGAGGACAACAAGCAGAAGGCTGATGGCCTGCTTGGTCTTCTAAGTGGCCTGAGCGGCAACACGGTGGGCGTGGTCAAGGACGTGCCGGATGACGATGACGCCTGAAGATCTGGCAGCCCACATGAACGATCCGATGTGGAGGATTTGCAAGCTGTACAAAATTGTGATCAAGGGCGACGACGATGGTGACGACTTGGTGGTGCAGTTCAAGCCGAACAAGGCGCAGCGCCGGTTGCTGGCGCGGCTGCACTATCGCAATATCATCCTCAAAGCTAGGCAATTGGGATTTTCTACCCTGGTGTGCATTCTCTGGCTCGACACGGCGCTGTTTTCCAAGGGGCCGATTCGCTGCGGCATCATCGCCCAGGACCGGGAGGCGGCTGAATCGTTGTTTCGCGGCAAGGTGAAGTTCGCGTATGACAACCTGCCCGAGCCCTTGCGCGAGCGCATGCCCCTGTCCAAGTCGACCGCAACCGAGCTTGAGTTTGCCCACAATGGATCAAGCATTCGGGTGGCGACCTCGATGCGCTCGGGCACGATTCACCGACTTCACGTGAGCGAGTTTGGCAAGATTTGCGCCAAATACCCGGACAAGGCGCGCGAGGTGGTGACCGGCTCGATTCCGGCGGTGCCGCTGTCTGGCATCCTGGTGATTGAGTCCACGGCGGAAGGGCAGGAGGGGGCGTTTTACGAGATGACGCAGCGATCCAAGGCGCTGGCGCAAAAGCGCACGCCGCTGACGCCCAAGGATTACCGCTTTCACTTCTACGCCTGGTGGGAGGCTGACGAATACGAGCTGGACCCGGCGGGCGTGATGTTCACCGATGCGGACCTGATCTATTTTCTTGAAGTGGAGTCCAAGATTGGGCGCGTGCTATCGGATGCCAAGCGGGCTTGGTGGGTGGCGACACGGGATTCCGACTTTGGTGGCGATGCCTCCCTGATGTGGCAGGAGTACCCCAGCACGTCGGACGAAGCGTTCCAGGTATCCACAGATGGCTGCTATTTCGCTACGCAACTGGCGCTGGCGCGCAAGCAGGGCCGGGTGTTGCGGGCTATCCCGCTGGAGGCAGCGCCGGTCAATACCTTCTGGGACCTGGGGCGCAGTGATCAAACCGCCATCTGGTTTCACCAGCGGGTGGGGGTGGAGAACCGCTTCATCCGCTACTACGAGGCCAGTGGGGAGGATGTGTCGCACTTCGTCACCTACCTGCAGGCGCGTGGTTACGTGTTTGGCACGCATTACGTGCCGCACGATGCGGAGCACCGGCGTCTGGGGCTGTCGCCCGACACCAACAAGACCATCAAGGAGATGCTGGAGGCGCTGTTGCCGGGGCAGCGCATCCAGACCGTGCCGCGCATCACCAGTGTGACGACGGGTATCCAGTCCACCCGCAGCGTGTTTTCATCATGCTACTTTGACGAAACCAACTGCATGGAAGGCTTGACGCGCCTGGCCAACTACCGCAAGGAGTGGGATAAGGCCCGGGGCTGCTGGCGCGACTTTCCGCGCCATGATGACAACTCCAACGGGGCGGATGCCTTTCGCCAGTTCGGGCAGGAGGCGGACGGGGGCAATGTGTTCCCGCGTGGTGCCTCGACTTCGGGCGGTTTCAAGCGCCGGGGCTCGCCAATGGCGGTTTGACGTGCCGAGGATGTGTCGGCATGAACCGGGCTTGAGAGTGGCTGTGTCCCTACTCAAACAACTCGGCATGCGTGCCGGTACGCACGAAAACAATCAGGCCGGTTTTGCCGCTATCGTCGAGTTTGTACGCCAGCAGGAAATCACCTCCAATGTGGCACTCCCGATGCCCATCCCAATTGCCACCCAGCGGGTGATCGAACCATTGCGGGCCAAGCGGGGCATCATGGGTGATCAATAAAAGCATGGCTTCCTTGAGTCGGTTCATATCGTACCGGCCCGATCGTGATAACCGCTCCCAATCCTTGAGAAAGGACTTGGCGTAGTCGGTTGCACGTGGTAGCTGGGCGCGCTTACTTGCCGCTGTTTTTTTCGAGGTCATCGAATAGTTCAGTAGCAGTTGCAAAACCTGCGCGGTGCGTGCGGACAATCTCGTTGGCCTCGGTCATCGCGGCCTGCGTTTCAGCGTTCGGAACCTTGAGCATGAAAGGCAATTGCTTCTCCGCGACGACGCGCATTAAAAACACGCGTACGGCATCGGAAACGGATAGCCCCATGGCGGCCAGTGTTTCCGTTGCCTGCGCCTTTACTTGTTCGTCAATACGAACGTGAACCATTGTTGTTGCAGCCATAAGAGCCTCCGCTAGTAGATTGAGTTACATTGTATCTCAATAACCTGTCATATGCAAGGCAAACTGGAGTGGCAAGCTCTCAGTCGGTTCTCGGCTTTTGAATGATCTGATGCCCTCGGCGCCCACCTCAAGTCGTTGCAGCCAAGGCCATCGCGGGCGTATGAGTAGAGATTGACCCGTCGGTTTGTCGTGGCAAGGATGGCAGAGTCACCGGACATTATTCCGGGGGCTCTTCCAATGGCAGCAACAATTGACACCGCCCGCGCGCACCAGGTGCGCCAGCATGGCGACATCACGGCGGTTTACACCTGGGTTAACGATGAGCGGGCGCTGGTGCTGGTGCCGACTTACCGTAAAAATGCGCCCTGGTTCATCGTCTGCGAGAGCGCGGCCTACAAATACGACGATGACCGCTACATTGCCAGCCAGGCGATCAAGGCGTGTGAGGTGTTGGGCATTGAGGCCAGCCGCCCCAACATCCTGCGCATCGGCAACATCATCGAGGAGGGCTTGCCCGACCTGATCCGCATCCCGACCCAGCCGCAGCGCGAGCAGGCCGGGCGCAAGTACGGCGAGCTCAAGGTGATGGCCAATGGCGAACAAATCGGCGGCGATGACATCCGGGTGGAAGACGAGGTGCCCACCTATGCTTGATATGCTTGAGCAGAGCACGGTGCGCTTACCCAAAGCCTCGGGCGACACCTATTTTGACGAGCTGGATGGGGCCAGCGACAGCTTTGGCAAGAACTACGCCGACACCGAATCGAATGCGCCCAACGCGCTGGATGGCGATGCCGCCCACAAGGAGCACTCCAAGCTGTTGTCCTGGTACCTGCTGGAGCGCGACAAGCAAAGCGCGAACAGGCATGAGATGGCGCTGGATCAAGATTTTTATGACAACATGCAGTGGGACCCGGAGGACGCGGCCACCTTGAGAGATCGCGGCCAGATGCCGCTGGTGTACAACGAGGTGGCACCGATGGTGGACTGGGTGATCGGCACCGAGCGGCGCTCAAGGGTGGACTGGAAGGTGTTTCCGCGCACCGAAGATGATGTTGCCATGGCCGACACCAAAACCAAGGTGCTGAAGTATGTGAGCGACATCAACCGGGTGCCGTTCATACGCTCGCGGGCCTTTGCGGACGCAGTGAAGGTGGGGGTGGGCTGGCTTGATGACGGGGTGCGCGATGACCCGACGCAGGACATTTTGTTCTCGAAATACGAGGACTGGCGCAATGTGCTGTGGGATTCCGCCTCTTACGACCTGGACCTGGTTGATGCGCGCTATATTTTCCGCTGGCGCTGGGTTGATGAAGATGTGGCGTTGATGATGTTCCCGGAGCGGGCGGCGCAGATCAAGGCGGCCATTCATGACGTTGGCAACATGGAGCGCCAGGATGATGACGACACCATCGGCAACTACGACAGCAACCGGGACACCAGCCGC